CGTCGTATGCGCGGTTATGGCCTCACGCAACAGCGTATTGCTGATCACCTCGGCGTAAGCCGTACCACCGTCCGTCGTTACCTAGCTGCTTGATATGAAAACCGATCCGATCATCACAAGATTTGCAGTGTTCGTCATGATGGCCATGACATTCGCGCTGGGTTACAACATCGCACAAGAACAGTATCAACCACAGGTCACAACCCATGAGTCACCTTGACATCCACTGTACATTCATGACTGCTGTTAAATATGGCGGCAGTTTTTACAAAGCACTTGGTGGCGCTGGGTTGTTAGCTGATACAGCAAACCGCGAGCGCCTATTAGCGGCATTTCCTGAGATGGAAGCTACCTACGGTCCACAGACTGCAATGCATCGTTATGTCAGATATGAGGTATTGGCATGACTATCAGCAATGCTGAGTACCACGCTGATCCAGCGGTCAGCGCCAGTCATCTGCATGTAGTAGCAGCTAGCCCATATCACTACTGGAGTCGATTCCTTGACCCGAATCGCCCGGCAATCGAACCCACTCCAGCGATGCGGCTCGGCAGCCTTGTCCATTGCGCAGTACTGGAACCTGATGAGCTAAACAGTCGTTATGCCATCGCACCAGACCGCCGCACTAAAGACGGCAAGGCCACTGCTGCAATGCTGGCCGCTAGCGGTATCGAAGCAGTCACTGCTGCTGATATGGAACTAGCAATGGCGATGGCCGCCAGCGTACGCAGCCACCAGGCTGCTGCAGAGCTGTTGCGTAATGGCAAAGCTGAGCAGTCATTCTGGTGGGATGATGTAGACACCGGTCTGCGGTGTAAATGCCGCCCGGACTGGTATTATGGCACCACTGTGGTGGACCTTAAAACCACTACAGATGCCAGCCCGCAAGGGTTTGCTAAATCGGTCGCAAACTGGCGTTATCACGTCCAGCAGGCGCATTACATGGCCGGTACATTTGCTGAGCGGTTTGTATTCATCGCAGTAGAAAAAACCTACCCGTATGCCGTTGGTGTGTACGAGTTAGATGCTACCGCGATGAATGTAGGTTATGCATTACGCCGCAATAATTTACAGACCATTGCGGACTGCAGAGCGATCAACGAATGGCCTGGATACAGCCAAGGCATTCAAAACCTAAGCCTGCCTAAGTGGGCATTAAATACTGAAACCACGTTTACCTCCGATGACTTCTAGCACCATTGCCGTCTGGACACCTGAACAGACGCAACTGATTTCAACCACGATCGCACCAGGCTGTAGTGCTGATGAACTGCGGCTGTTTGCTTATGCCTGCCAGCGTACGGGTCTGGATCCGTTCTCGAAGCAGATCTATGCGATCAAACGCGGCGGGAAGATGACCATCCAAGCTGGCATCGACGGCTTACGTGCGATTGCTGAACGCACCGGTGAGCTAGATGGCAGTAGCACCGAATGGTGCGGTGAAGATGGCCAGTGGGTTGATGTATGGCTTAACAGCAAACCACCAGCTGCAGCTAAGACCACGATCTACCGCAAGGGTAGTCAGCATCCATTCACCGGTGTCGCACGGTTTGCGGACTATAACGCCGGCCAGGGATTGTGGTCCAAGATGCCCGCCGCGATGATCGCCAAGTGCAGCGAGGCCCTGGCCCTCAGGAAGGCATTCCCTGCCAATCTTTCAGGCGTATACAGCACTGATGAGATGCAGCAGGCGGATGTAACCACCGTGGAACCTGTAACGGTTGCTGCTGCACCAGCGTTGCCGGCAGGTGATACCAAAGTATTCAGCGCCGGCAAGGCGGCGATCGCCAAGGCAACTACGCTCGAGGCCCTCACTAAGGTGACCGAACGCATGGAAGCCCGCAAGAGTGACCTATCACCTGAGCAGTTCAATACCCTGATGGAACTAGCACTTGCGAAGGAGCAGGAGCTGGTGCCGGCTGCAGCTGATGAGGATCCATTTGGTGATGACTGAACCGTATCTTACTACTGACCAGCTGGCAGCTCGATGGGGCGTAAGACCAGCAACAATCAAAGGGCAACGTGCACGCGGCAATGGACCAGCGTATTATCACGTCCCGTTGATTGCACTGCCACGTGGTACACCACGTGTGCGGTATTCATTATCTGCAGTCCTGGCCTTTGAGGAGGCCAATAATATCACCCCAATCAACCCATGAGTTTGTACGCATCCGGCATCATTCGTATTATCAGCGACATCGAACTTAAGACATTGCAAAGTGGTACTACCGTCGCGAATTTCGGCGGTGGTATTGCTGATGGTAAGGACAAAAACGGCAATTATATCAAAAATGCAATAGATGTCGAAGTATGGGGTAAATCCGCTGAAGTGATCTCTCAAAACCTAAGCAAAGGTGATGTGATCATGGTATCTGGTAATGTAAGGATGCAAGAATGGACTGATAAGGAAACCGGCAAGAACCGTCGTAAGCATGTGTTAAGCGTACAGCGGTTTGAATTCCTGCCGCGTACTACTAATGAAGAGGAGGAACCATTTTGACAATTCCAAACCGCGATCACCAGCATGGCGGCATGGAAGCTGTTGGTGATATAAGCCAGTACATCAAAATGGCAACCAGAGATGGTCGCAACTGGGAGCGATTAACGACTGGCGAACAGGAAGCGCTTGATATGATCGCGCATAAAATCGCGCGTATCTTATCCGGTGATGATCCACATGATCCTGAGCACTGGACTGATGTAGCAGGCTATGCCGATGCTGCGATGCGTAGTACCACAAAGGAGGCACCATGAAAGCAACACCTAAGCAGTGGGGTGAAGCCGGATCATTTGCATCTGATACACGCGCCTGCCTGCTGGAACTACGCGCCAGGATCGAAGCGTTGGAGGTTGCCGTCACGGCGGCACCTCCCGCCAGCTCGCTGGTAGAACGGGTGCAGCAGGCGATTTATGATATTGAATTTCCTCATGGAACCGACGAAGCCCGCGCCGCGATCCGTGGGGTGGCGGCATGGTTGCGTACCGGACGGATGCTGCACGCTGCTGAGCTGCTGGAACTGGAGGCCGACCGATGACTGATCTACTCACCCGCCTGCTAGCGCTCGCTGAGCTGGCCGTCAGCGAAGCCCTGGAGTTTGAATACGGCGACCCTGAGGACCGCCACATCTGGCGCGAACTGCAGGAGCTGAAGCCGCTGGTGCAGCAGGCGCAGCAATGACACGGCAGAGGCGGTTTGCATTTCGATGTCCGCAATGCCGGTCTGAAAATACCCGTGTTGTAATGACCGCTGACCCTGATCATCTTGTCATCAGGCGGCGATGCTGCAATGATTGCGGGTATCGGTTCTTTACTGCACAAGAGCCTGAATACCTACTAAGACGTGAACAGGTCAAATGGTCACGTAAATCCGTCACAATCAAAGAACCATGAGCGATCAAGCTACTGACTACTTGAATCAAATTGCTAAGTATCCATTACTTACGCAAGACCAGGAGATCCAGCTCGGGCGACGTGTAGCGCGATGGCGTGAGCTAAAGGATAAGCCTAACCTAACGCTAAAAGAACGACAAGAATTACGCAGTGGTGAACGCGCAAGGCAGAAATTCATCAACTCAAATCTGCTGCTTGTTGCGCATGTAGCACGTCGATATCAACGTCGTGTGCAACGTACAATGGAATATTTAGACATCGTGCAGGAGGGTAATATCGGCCTGGCGCGTGCAGTGGAACTATTTGATTACAGCAAGGGGTATAAGTTTTCAACTTATGCATACTGGTGGATTAAGCAGTCAATAATGCGCGGCATCCTAGCAACTGATGACATAATACGCCTGCCGGTTAATGTACACGATAAAATACGTAATGCAAATAAAACATTCCAGCGGCTTGCGCAGGAAAACGGACGGTTGCCATCACTGGAGGAGGTAGCGAATGAAACTGACATAAACTCCACGAAGTTGGCGCAGTTATATCAGCACAGCTATCGGATCACAAGCTTAGATGCACATGCAAGTGAATCTGATAGTACAATCCTGGATCTTATTGCAGATCCTAATCAATATGATCCGGAACGTGAGATATGCTACGAGCACCTTGAAGATTGCATTGAAAAGTACCTTGACAGCCAGACGCGAGATATCATCAAAGCTCGGATGCAGCCTGTCCCTGTAACATGGCGTGAGCTAGCGCAACTGCATGGTGTCAACCGTGAATCATTGCAGCATAAATACCGTTGCGGGCTCAGTAAACTTAGAATGCGAATGACAAGCCCGTTGCGTAATACACCACTTGGTGCGATCAATGGATCGATATAGGCAGCACGACCTGAAGCCTTATATTACAGTCGGCACTGATTATCGTGGCGGTACTGTATGGCTTGTGATCGATCGGGATATCATTATTGAATGCATGAATGGCCATCGTGCCATCGCGGTTCTTGAGCACATCGCCGCAACAAAACACCGCTAGCGTTGCGCGATGATCGCCCAGCCGCGATTTGCAGCGTGCTTATAGGCGCCAGGTCCAATAGGTTCAACTGACCATCGAAGCACGAAATCATTCAGGTCGTACTTAGCAAATCGTGCAATGCTGCTCGCGCGTTCGCCGGTGTTTAGGTCTATGGTGCCATAAGGGTCATGCACAATGAGTTGCTTGGTGGTGTAACCCACCACGATCAGCCAATGGCCACCGCCAGATGGTCGCTGCAATGGCCCACGGTGGATGTAACCACAGGGCACCGGGATACCATCATCGATCTGATTGCGCAGGCTCTGAACCGTGGCAGTTTTCGTCATGGTGGCGCGGATGCCGAAGCTGCTTAACGCACGGATCTGCGCTGCGATCTCGGTGGTGTCACCATAGTGCTGGACACGCTTGAGGTACTGATCATCACCATTGGGACCGTGCAGCGTATTGGGCTTCAGGTACTGGAGCAGCATGGCGCACGAACTGCTGAAGCACATCCGTTTGCCTTGATCAGTGCTTGAATCCAGCTGCGCATACCACGGCACCTGGAGTGGATTGCCGTGATCACTAGGCTTTTTTGCGGCTTCTGCCCCGAGGAACAGCTTCACCTCAGCAGCACGGCGTCGTGTCAGCCCAGCCAGTGGCTTGCCGTTGGCCTTGTCCCATTTCGGCAGTTCTTCGCGGATGACCTGCTTTGGATCCTGACCAGCCAGCAACCTTGTGCGCAGGCTTGAATCACGCACTGCACCACTGCCGACATTAAACATCCAGCTGATCAACGCTGCGCTTTGATGGCCAGACCACTTGGCCGCCATCGGCAGCAGCTTGAACAATTCTCGGGCGAAGATCTCCACCGAGTTCTGGAGCATGTCATCAGCCATCTGCTGGCTGATCTTGTCGCCTTGCTTGACCGGACGATCAATCAAACGGGTAGCGCCCCATCCGATGGTCCAGACACCAGCGGCGCATTGATAGGCCACCAAACGGCAACCCTCAAATTCTTTGATGATCTTGAGCGCGGGCGCCAGCCACTCAGGTTCTGGTGTCCTGCCGGCCTGGCTCCAAACCTTGAACCATTCCTGCTCACGGCTCAGCAGGTCAACCGGGATCTCGCGACTGAGTAGTTCCACCGCCGCCAGCTGATGCGGTTCACCACGCCAGTAGCGGAATAGATCCGCGAAGCGCACTGGGGCTTTACTCATGACTCCATGGGGATTGGATGCGCAGTTCACCGCCCAGCAGGGCGCTATCGCCGGGCTGCAGCTCAGGGTTGATTGGCTGCTCGCTGATTACCGGTTCAGCCATCGCCGGCGGTTGCGTAGCGTGGAACGCATCAATGGCTGCATCAAGCCGTGGCTTGATCAGCATTTCGTTTTTGATCGCCTGCGCGTAGTCCTTACCGCCGATGATCGGGATCAGGATGCTTACTTTTTTCCCGGTCGGATTGCATAAAGCGCCTGGAAGATCAGCTGGATTACACTATTGCTTTTGAGTGGCGACAACGCGATCAGCTCCGATGCAGCAGCGATAATGATCCAGGTAGCGGGGTGATTCAGGAAGTCCATGATCAGCGGTTGGGCCTTGATTCCAGTTTAGCTACACGTTGCTCAACTGCACCGATCCGTCCGAATGTTTCCTTACGATCTTCCTTGATGTCTTGATGTAATACTTCCAGTTGTGTTGCGATGTGCTCGACTGCAGCAGTGAGCCTAATTACTGCATCACGCGCTTCATCCGTACGTCGGCTGAAGCCCATCGCACCCATCGCAGCTACGCTGATGGATGCTCCAGCAACAGCAGCAGCGACTTCAATCATTGGTTATTGCAGAGTATATAAACCATCAAGGTTGCCAGCGACTAATGCCACCTCAAATTCCTGGACATCAGTTGGCGTAAACGAGCCAGTAGAAAGAATGGCGTTGATGCTGGCCTGGATGGCGGCAGTATTAGCCCGGCCGGCTTTGGCATCACCAATGAGTGCAATGAACTCAGTGGCGAGCGTATTCATCGGCAGGCTTGCCATCGACTGCGCACGGATGGAACCATACACGCTGCTGGCGATCAACGCATCCCAGAAGGCTGGATAATCAGGGCCAGGCGGTGGTTCGGGCGGGCGGCTTTGGATTTCCGCGATCTCTTCTGGCGTCAGCTCGATGATCTGCTGCTCGCCAGTTTGTACGTTAACTTCAATGCGGTTCATGGTCATCCTTCGTACATGATGTTGATGTTGCCGGCATCAAACGTGTCGGTGCCGTTGACGGTGGTGATGCGGAGCTGGGTGAGGGTATCGGAAAGGGTTTTGGTGCCAGACATAAAAGAATTATTGCCTATTCCATCGTTAAAAGTGCCCATGGCAGCCCAAGTATTAGAACCAAGCAAAGCAATTTGCATCATGCCAGAATAAGCCCTAGCCGCTACTCCGCCCGTTGCCGAAAACCCGTTTGTATTGCTGGTCGTGCCAACAGAAGAAGCGGCAGCAGTTATGAAACTTAAATAATCTGTATCTTCAATGCCGCCAGAATCACCTAGCCTGACGCGGAAGCTGCTTGTCCCATTCGTACTAACCCCATCAAACATCACCGTCACCCGCTTTACCCATGAAGGGATGCCAGTGAAATCAATGCTAGTCCCGCTGGTGGACGCAACAGAAGTGCCGGATACCAGCCGACTACGCGCGGCAAAACTAAGCGCACCGGACCCATCGGTAACGATTGACTGATCAGCTGAACCATCAGCTGTTGGTAGAGTCCATGTGACATTACTTGCTACTGTTGCTGGCGCCTGCAGTGCCACCCAGTTGCTGTTATCACTATCGCCAAGTCGCAAATCACCTTGGCTGCGGATTGTTACATCACCATTAACATCAAGCAGCGTACTAGGACTACTCGTTCCAATCCCCACGTTGCCGAAGCTATCAATCCTCATCCGCTCTGTCGGACCTGCTGATCCATCGGCAGTGGTAGAAAAGACAAGCCTTCCTGGCATGTCGCCAACGCCGGGGGTGCCGTCTACGGCTGCAATGATTGTAGCTCCGGTAGAGTTTAAGGTACTTCCATCGGCTCCGCTGAACACTATTCCGCCTAGTTCATCACCATTGGCAACAATGGTAGTTGCGCCATTACTTGTGCCCCGTGTTTTCCCAAAGCAAAGGTAAGGACCGTAGATATCTAACTGATTTCTTGTAATGCCAAGTCCTATAGTGGGAGTATTTACAGGAGAAACACCCTCTATTTGTGTTGACCACACTTGCGTACCAATGCTACGCGCACTAGACGTGCCCACCAAGAGCCTGCCCGAGCTGTCGATGCGGAGAGATTCGGTTGACCCGCCAGATGCAAATAAGAGATTGGAGTCACTCCGAATCCCAAAATCACCGATAGCAGCAGAAGCGAATGTATTGCCGCCTGCACCAATGTATCCCCTTGCAGTATTTGAGGTTGAAAAAACAACGTAACCTCCATTCGCTGCTGTTGAGTCAAACTGACTAACGTTTGCATTATTGCCTGCAAATACCGCTAGTTTTACGCCAGGGCTGCTCGTTCCAATCCCAACATTCCCACTTGCATCAACAAATAACCGCCCAGTCCCGCCTGTACTAACGGCTAACTGATCAGCGCCAGGGCTATAGATGCCGGTATTAGCATCACCGGCAAAATATAAACCAGGCGTTGATGCAGACCCGCCTTCAATGGTTAATGTACCATCAAGCTCACGCAGCGTGATCCATGCATTATTTGCTGCATTACGGATCTTCAGTACACCTGCTGTAGTATCAGCCCACAGCATATAAGCGAACGTATCCGTCGGTTCGCTGGTGCCGCTATTGAGCGATACAATCGCCGAAAGTGCATTATTCAGGTCAGACCTTACGGCTGAACCTGAACCATTAGCAATGACGTAGTCGTGTTGTGCCATGCTGTTAGTCTAGCCTCCCCTGCCATAACCTGTGGCAGACCAGTTGAAGTTACGATCAATGGCAGTGCCACCGCTATTTTTGAACGTAACCGTAAATCCAGTTCCGCTGATGCTGGTCACATCAAAATACTCACCAGTGCCGAGGTTATGCGCAGTGATCCCGATGCTTGGCAGGTAAGCGGTAGTGCTGCCGCCCAATGCTGTGGTACCAGTCCAAAATGGATGGGCAAATGTGATCACCTTAGCACCTGCAGTACTTGCTACTGCACCATCGCTATGTTCCGTACGCCGCTGGAAGGTAGCGTCATAACCAAGCTCATCCACCAAAATGTTCTGATCCGGCACCTGTGTGCTTAGCTCAGCTTGGAATCGAAATGCTCTACCCTTGAATGTACCATTTACCATATCTTGCAATGCAGTCCATGGCCCACCGCTAATGAGCCGTACATTGCCGCTAGTTGTTAAACTTGTGTCGGCTGTATATTCAAAGCCATTCGTAGTAAAGTTAGTACCAAGGATCGTAAACTCACCGCTGACGCCACTACCACTGGTGAAATCTACCTGCACCGTATCGCCAACGCCATAGCCATGGCTTGTTACTGATATCGATACCGTGGTGCCAGTTTGCGAATACGTGCCAATGTAATTGTTATCAGTGTGGCTTATTAACATCCGAGCATTAACCCTGTCTGGAATCAATCCATCCCAGTCGCTCCATTGATCGACTGTTGCAGTACGGCTATCAATGTTATCTGATGGATAATTACCACGTGTGATAAAATAACGACTTAAGTCAACCGCAAATATACCTTCAAGGTCCAGCAAGTTCAAGAAATCATAGGTTCCAGTGCTTAGCACTTCACCCACCAGATCAAACTCAACCATTGCATCAACATCAGGTACATCATCAAACGAGAAGTCACCATCAAGCGTCAGTACATTAGCGCCAGAATCATAAATCGTACCATCCTTGTCACCTTGAAATGGCGGGCTATCGCTATCTTCACGTCGTGATATTACCGCCAGCGGTGCAATAGCATCAGGCAGGTCAATAATGACGCTTGCATCATTTGTACTTTGTCTGCCGCCATCATCTTCAAATTTAACTAAGATCTCACCTTCAACCAATGGCACAATCGCTTCAGTGCTATAGCCAGGGATGGCGGGTATCAGGTCGATGCTATTAGTCCATGTGCCGGTGCCATCTGTTTTGCTGCTATGCCTGATGTGTACACGCCCTGCAACACGCACGTCTAGATCAGTTGTTGCATCCCACCGCAAACGGCCTGAGTTGTAGCTAATTGCTTCAAAGTTTAGATTCTGAACATCACCTGGCGGCTGAGTTTTGCCGATCAGCGTGATGGTTGCGTTGGCTGGAATACTTGCAGTGCCAATGCTATTAACTGCTTGCATCCGCACTTGCAGCGTACCAGCACTAAGCTCTAGCAACCTGATGCTTGGCGAGCTGGTTTCAACTTGCTGCCAATTATTATTATTCAAGCGATAGCTGATGCGATAAGATGCAACGCGGTTCGGTGGTGCAATCCAGCTAAGCTCTAATGCAGTGCGTACATTTTGCCCATCTTGATATAAATGTTCAACGCCAGTGATTGCCGTTGGCGGCTCAGGGCGTGCTGATAAGTTGCTGATATCACGCTCTTGTATTTTTAGATTACTTTCAATGGCGGCATAAATGCTGGCATTATATTCCAGCGCTGTCACACCATAGATGCCAGGGTCTGTTTCATTAACGTTTATCACACGAAATTGTTGCGTCTGCAGCCCGGCGTCTTGTATCACCCAGATTGATTGCACAGCTGGCGCTTGGCTAAATGCTGCGCCAACAGTGACGACTGCACCAACCAATCCGGTAATATTTCGCGTCTCGACGATACCTGTAGGTAACAGCACGCTGATGGTAGAACTGCCGCTGATCGTGATACCAGTTGCATCATCAAGCGTTACGGTTGTCGTTGTCGCAGCACTAATCCGCCCGCCGCGTCTGCTGCCAGCACGCAATGGATCAGCGACATCAATTACCATCCCAGGTCGTAGGATGATGCCAGAATCAATGGAAACGGCAAACGTACAGGTTTCTGTTAAATTTTGCTCTGATAGCAGCATCCATTTGCCGATGCGATGCGCTTGGCCTTGGCTATAACATCCGATCGCTTTGATGTCTCTATTGATGATGCCATACTTTGCTACCGCTGCTGCATCTTCTACATATTCATACGAAACCTCACCAAGTGCTTCATATGTTTGATATGCAACTGTTGCTGTAGTATGCCGCGCTTTTTGCGAACTGCCGCTGTAGTTAAAGATCCCGTCGATTACATTAGCTGGTGTCAGCAGATATTGCGAATCAGAAGGTTTATCCTGCAGCACCACCATGCTCCCGGCGCCGTAGTATGTAATACCACGGAATAATGCAACAAATTCCTGGATGACGTTATAAACTTCATCCCTGCTGTTAAGCACTACATTACAGCTAAACCGCGGTTCAAAGCCGCCTCTGCCATTACTTACAAGTTCATTACAGTACTGGCTGATGGCATAGAAATCAAACTTGTCCAATGTGCTGGATGGTATTCCAACGCCATAGCGTTCATTTGTTAGCAGATCCCATAAGCACCATGCTGGGTCATTGCACCAAGTAGCAGCACCAAACGTGCCATTCCACATGCCGGTATAAGTAACGCGACCTAGATATGTCGTGGTGTCAACTGTTGCATTGGTCGGTATCTGAACCTTAATACCATCGACAAGATAACGCCGTGATGGAATAGAACGAAACTGACGTGAATCAAACCGCAGTGCTGCTAATGCGCTATTTGGATAGCGGAACTTTTCATCAATGATCTCGGTGTAGCTACTCCAAAATGTACGATTCTGACGGCGTGCGCTGGTTTCATCTGGGCTAATGCGCTCCAGTCGGATATCAACAGGAAAAGCACCTGTTATTTCAATTATGTAATCACGCTGATAGGAGTTTGTTGTTTTGCCTTTGATTGTATCTTCAAAAACACTTGTATAACCGCCGCTATTGTATTGAACCTTGCACTCAATCGTAACGCTATGGCCGACGATATCACCATTGTCTCTTATGATCTGCAGCGCAGGGATTTGCACTGTAATCCGCACGCGATCGACATCACTATCGCTGATGGTGCGTGTTACTGATAACGCATTTGTTATTTCTACGCTGACTGCTTTTTCTGATTCTGTTCCATCGTTTGGTATATAACTTTGAGCCTGAGTGCCATTGCGAGTAGCGATTGTATAACCGGTAAAGTTCTCAATGCCAGTATTACTCTCTACTGGTGTGCCATCCAGATAGATACCTTTTGCACCGCCGACAATACCTTGGATTTCGCCTTCGCTGATTAAATCCAGTACATTGGCATACTGTACGGACTGCAGCGAATCATCTGCTTCCTGTGGTACTCGTTGCTGGCCGCCGCCATCTTTGCCGCCGCCGCCACCACCTGCGCCTTTAATCATTTCAACTGCACCGTATCAAGGCCAGCGCTAAGTACAGCCGAGCCAGCAAATGCTCTGCCGTAGATGATCGGCACCGGCAGACCCTGCTGGCTGGTATTAACAATGCCGGAGAAACTAAAGCTCTCTAACCTAGCTGCTTCCCTGCCGCGTTCTAATCCTGATATATTCGGCTGTGGTGAAATCAACTGCGCGATTCCTGTCAGGATAAAGCTAGTACCCAGTGTCACTAATGTTGAGCTAACTGACAATCCCAACAATGGTATCGTGGCACCACCAGTCAAAAATGACAATGCTATCAATCCAATACCAGCCAGAATCCTGCCAAATTCACCTGCACCTGTTACCACTGGTGCAATGCTAAATACTTCACGGTCAGACCACGGTAATACCGCTGCGCTCATATCATCATCATGAATTCGATCACGACCTACAGTAGCGCGAAATGCCATCCCATGCTGTTCGCTATTGATTAACCATTGCTGCAGGCCAGGGAAATTTACGCATAAGCATTTGATTGCTTCTGCTGGTGTCGCAACATCCAACTCAAAGCGGCACTGCCCGCCGAGGAATTTACGCAGCGCGCCATATACTTTAACGACTTTCATGGCGTAGCACCATCGCTGTGCTCTTTACATAATAGCCACCGTAAACATCACGACTGCTAAGCCGATGTTGTACATGATGCAAAATCAGCTGATCGCTAATATAAATGGCAGCATGGTTTGGAAGGTCCGCGCCAAGTTGCATTAAAATCGCGTCGCCATATTGCAATTCTTCCATCGGCACCCGATAAAAGCCTTGGCTTTTATAATTGTCCAAGTATAGGTTTTCGCCGCGTTCCCAGAACCGATCACGCCGGTCGAAGTCATCTAAGATCAACCCCCATTCGCGGCGATACCAATCACGCACTAATGCGTAGCAATCCACTACGCCAAATACAAACTGCCGACCGACATACGGCAGCTCCAGATCCTTCGGTTCGCAATAGCCCCATTGTTCAGTCTTAGGGTTAATAATCACCCACGGCAGGTCAGTTGCATTACAGCTCAGTTGATCCGCATCTGATGGCACTGGTGGTGTAACCGGATGACTATGCACAATAGCGATGATTTCACCGTCATCATCGGCAGATGCATAATCCTCTGGATGCAATGCAAAATGCTCACTTGGTGTAATAGCAATGTTACGGCATGGCCGATAACGCTGACGGCCTTTTATGATATGCACAACACCGCAAGCTTCACGTGGATCTTGTTGCCTTGCATGGCTGATGATTGCTTCTTTTACGTTATCAGATAGCGCAATCATTGCGTCAAGCCTGCACCAGGGAAGCTGCCGAATGGTAGCTCAGCCGTAGCACCAAACCGCAGCTTACAGCTCTCTACACGTTTGCCGCATACATCCTCCGATAGTGTTGCAACCGACTGATCGTTGATGTTCCAATAGTTGCTGCCGGTATAACCACATTCAGCACCACGATATTGCCATTGGCAGATATTAGCGATTACCTGCCGGCGTGGAATCATCTGCCCAGCAAGGTCTAACTTACTTGCTAGTTCGAATTCCACTACATCACGGTTTTCGCTTGATTTACGATCGACATACCATATTTCAGTCGGGAATCGTGCATTAGGATCAGCAGTAGGCTCACCATCTAGGAATTTCTTTAGCGTACGGATACGTCGTACGATGGCACCACCGAGATCATTGCCTGCTGTAGTACCATTCACCAGCAGTAGCAACGCTGTGATATCACCCATCAGATTCGCAACACGAATGATAGGTCGCGGCAAGCTGCCGGTGCTACTGTAATCAAAACCTGTTGCTTCTACCGGCAGCCGCATGTATGTATTACCGTCGAAGATAATATTACCAGTTACATTTGCATTGGCACCTGCGTGCCAGTAATAAATCGTGTTTGCGCCATGTAATGCAGCATCAAGTTCCAGCTCAAACAACTCGACGATAGCATTAGGCGCCAAAATGCTGGCATCAGCGTATACACTACTGATCGCCTGCCATGTGACGTTACCATCAACGATGGTGCTGCTAATATCTGTCGGCCAGGATGGCTCTGATGTGCTGCTGGTGCCAGCAACCGTGCATTCAAATACCAGCCCACTAGCTTGTACCGTGGTGGCGCGGACGACATCACCGACGACGTAAGCAGTGCTAGCGGCCCATGCTGCGTATGCCATCAGGGTTCAAATACCTGCCGGAATGTAGCTGTAATTATCGCGCGGTTATTGTATGGTATCGTCTTGTTCCATTCCTCGCAAACCCACTTATATGCTGTTGATTCAGCTGGTGGTGTCCAATCAAATGATGCACCATCATCAGCGCGTGCATCTAAGAATGTTTCGATGGTGTCAGCATCAGTCTCGGTGATATTATTCCACGTAAGTGACCATACCTTCGGGTTTTGGTTCAGCCCAAACCGCAATCTTTGCTCGTAACCATCACCAAACTGCACACGACGCACGACTGGTGCGCTGCGTTTCTCAGCGCCGTATGCTGGTGTGATTGCAGGAAATGTAGCCATTAGCGTCTGGTGGATGACAGCAACCCACCAGGGCGTTGCTGCTTAATGATTTCAGATTGTACTGCAGTGGATATCACCCGCCCGAGCTGGTTAGCATCTGGTTCGTTGCCTTGCACGTTAGTACCAGATGCATCAACATTTACGATCACATTAACACCACCACCGAAGCTGCCGGATGGTGCTATTGCACCACTGCGGCCTGGCATGAATAACTCAGGGCCGCGTTCGCCAACAAGATACGGCTGCCCGCTGCGTACGCTACCGCCGCCAGCACGTTGCGGGATGCCGTAGTTAGGTCCGAATGTACCGAACCCACCCACTTGGCCACCACCGGCGCCTAAAGGCGTTGATGCGCTGAATGGCGTGAGGAAGCTCTTGATCGCATTGATCGCCTGTTCGATGACGAAAATACGAATCAGCTGGTTGGCGATATCAACCAATACACCAGATGCAATCTGCGCAAGGCTTTTCTCCCAGCTTTGCGCACCACTGATCAATGCATCAAATGCTGATGCCATACCTTGACCGATAGTATTAGCAACACCATCAGCAAGTTTTTTCTGCTGTTGGATGACAGTATTCTGCTCATACTGCAATTCAATAGCTTTTTGCAAAGCTTCTAATCGTTCTTGATCAGCTCGCCGCTGGAATTCCGCTAGCTCGCGTTGCGTTTGGTTTTGGTTGATATAAAGCTCAGACAATCCTTGCTCGATGATTGCACGTTGCGCACGGGTATCATTCTCCTTGGCTAATTCCTGGGCGTATTTGTATTGGATATCAAGCGCCCGCTGCTCACCTTGTAGGCGGATCTGTAATGCACGATCACCAGCGGCCTCCGCTGCGCTGATACGATCCGCCATACCCTCGCGGATCATCATTATTTCAGTTTCAGCCTTACGTTCGCGTACGATGGCATTTACACGCGCTAGCTCATCCGCTGCAGCCTTCGCCGCACGTTCGGCGTCATTTGCGCGGCTGCCGCCTGCTCGACCCCCGCCTCCGCCGCCTGCTGCTGCGGTGACTGATCGTGCCATTCCTGTAGTCACGCCGCCGCCAGCTACTGCAGCACCTGCTTGCACATCACCACGAAGCTGGCGTTGCTCAGCTCGCAATTTTGCAAGTCGGCGATCGATACCTCCGCGTTCGCGACCCGTTGCGCCTGACCGTTGTCGCTCAAGCAGGCTGATATCCTGTCCAACATTCGACAACCTGGTGCGTGCTGCAGCCATTTCAGCGCCACCGCCGCCGCGTGCAGCAGCGCCGACTTTTTGCGACTCAGTGCGGTAACCACTAAGCGCAACCGCAGCTGCAGTAATACCAGCAGCAAGTGCCACCCATGGACCAGCTGCGGCGATAGTTGCAATCTTTAACCCACCAAGCAAGCCGATAACAGCCTTAATCCCTGGCGCTAATGCGATGAACGCAGCAGCAAGGCCTGTTACGGCTGCGATGATAGTTCTAATTGGTCCAGGTAGTGCGCCAAATGCCTTGATCAATTCCGTAGCAGCACTCACGGCCGGTGTCACCGCAGGCAGCAGTTCAGAGCCAAGTGCATTACTTAGCGCTTGCGTTGCATTTTGAAATTCTTTGAACCGCTGCGCTGGCGATTGATCAAGTAATTCTTTTACCTTGCTACCACTTTCTTCAAAGCCCTTTGCTAGAGCATTGATCAAAATGTCAGATGTAATCTTGCCTTCGCTGCCAAGCTTTTTGAGTTCGCCAACGGTGACGCCCATCTCATTAGCCGTCAACCGCAGGATACCAGGCACTTGTTCTGCTACGCTGCGGAACTCATCACCTTGAAGGGTGCCGCTGCCCAATGCTTGACTAAGTTGCAAAAATGCACCACTAGCAGCCTCAGCAGACGTGCCACTAGCCAATGCAACAGCATTAAATCCTTTGTAAACCGTTTCAATCTCTGACAGACTGATTCCCAATGGGCGTAAACGCGCATATACATCAGCTACTCCTTGTGCTGCTTCTACCTGTGACTGCCCAAATGTTTTGGCGCTTTGAGCAACAAACTGCTGTAATCTCGCCGATTCCCCGTATTCCTTAGAAAGGCTTTTTAATCGCAATTGCAATTGTTCCGCTGATGCAGCACTACGGATCATGCCGCCTACAACTGCTGTAGCGCCGATGCTAAGCAAAGCACCACGCAGTCCGCTAAGCGCCGATGCTGCCCTCTGAGCGCTATCCCGCAGCTGATTTAATGCCCGAGTTGCAAGATTCCTTACACCTGTCGCTGCACGCTGCACATCCTGCGACATTCCGGCTACAGCCTGCCGCAACTTTTGCGTTGCTGTATCCGCAAGCTGAGACGCGCGGTTAACCCGCTGCAATGCCGTGATGGCATTACGAGCATCAACCCTTAACTCGACATTTGAAACAGCCATGCTGTCATTCTAGTGGCGTTTGGCCTTATCCATTGCTTCCTTCTCGCGTTGACCTTTTAGCTCATAAAATGCTGCAAAATGCATAAACTCAGCATCTGTTAATTCAGTCCGCAGCCGACTGACCGTCATGCTAAGTTCAGCCGCCAGGAAGAACTCAAAAAATAACCAGCTATCCTGGCTTAATCTTTTTTTGCTTCTTCAAGGTCAGCTTCACCGCCAAGACCAAACAAAAATAGCTCCAGTTCGTTCAGTACACGCTCCGGCAGTTCGCGTTGCAGCTTAGCGGCATCAGCTGGTGCAAATGCCTTCTTGCCATCTTCCAGTTCTGCCATCTGGCATAACATCTGCGTGCTGATCTCCAGCGCTTCATCACTACCTGCTAATGTCGTAGCACGCTTACGATCTGCACGTGTGATCGGCTTAAAATATAAATCCAGCACTGATTCGCCGGCATCATTCTTGATAGTAAACTTCCGCCGTTGGTTTAGGTCAAATGCACCGGCAAGGATATCAACCGGACGTTGTTGGATTGGCATCAGATACTAAGCGTTAAGGTACCACTTGAAACAAAGCTGATCGTAACGATTTCGATCTCACCTACGGTAGCACTATATTCACTGCTGGTTACCACAATGGTGCCGGTAATCTTCTTGCCGCCGGATTCATCCAAGTACAGCTCCACTGCTGCATCAGCTTCATCTGTCGTTTGGTTTGCATCTTTGATCAGATCCAGTTTGTCGCCAGCACCTGGCGCGTCATACATCACCTCGATGGTGCCAGACCCGCTGATCAAACCGCCGATATTTGCACGATATGTATCACCATGAGCGGTGG